GTTGTAGAAAAAGAAATTGACAGATTATCTACAATGGAAGAAGTTAAATGTAAAATCTTAGGAATTTCTAAAGACGAAATATTGAACGGATAATTTATGCCAGTTATATGTAAAGTTGATGGTAAACAATTTAAAGACGATAAAGCTCTTCATATGGCTTTAAAAGGATATGGCCTGAATAAAGTTAAATACTATCAAAAGTATTTTGAACGCAGAGATTTATTAACAAACGAATTAATTAATTTTAAAACAAAAGAGCAATATTTAAATAGCGATTTTAATGATAAGAATAATATGAAGAAATGGCTCAAGGCCCAAGCTCCAGAGAAAGCTCAAGAGTATTGCAAAGAATTATTAATTAAAAGAAAAGAAGTTAAAAATCTTACTTATTCACCAACTCAAGTTGAACTTAGAACAATCATGGCACCATCTATTATATTTTATAATACTATATTTAAAGATTATTATGACATTTGTTCCTCTATTGGTCTAGAGAATAAATTCATTCATCCTAATCTTATAGGAGATCATTTTAAAAATAAATTAACAAACAAAGATACAATCTATGTTGATACTCGCGAGCAAAGTTGGCTTAAATTCGATATTCCTTTTGAAATTAAAACTCTTGGGTTTGGAGACTATGCTTGCTCAAATGATAATTGTGGTTGCTTTATAGAAAGAAAAAGTCTTAGCGATTTTATTAGTACTCTTAGCGTCAAGAATTTTGATAGATTTAAAAATGAAATCGAGAAGGCTAAAAAGAATAACTCTTATATCATTGTTATGGTCGAAGAAAAGTTAACAAATGCTTTAAGTTTCCAATACCTTCCTCATATTAGCAAAAAAATAAAAGCAACACCAGAATATATATTCCATAATGTGCGAGAGCTTCTACAAACGTATGATAATTTACAATTTCTATTTGTTGATGGACGAGGAGAGATGACTAGAATAATTGAATCTATTTTTGCAAGTAATTGTTTTTATAAGAAGATAGATCTTCAATTAGCTTATGATATGAAACTTTTATGATATATTGTCCAGATAAATATCTAAGAGAAGTTAAGGATGTGAACGCAGAACTTTCACAATTAAAAGGCTTTCTTAATGATAAAGAAGCAAAAATTACTTTAGCTAAATTTCTTAGAGCTAACCTTGGGTTTACAACAGAACTTATTAGTGGAGTTAAGCTAGCTCCATATCAAGAATTACATCTTAAAGCTATGATGAATAGAAATTTTAATATGTGCGTATTTGGTCGTGGTTGCGGTAAATCATTTATGGCTGCAGTTTTTTGTTTTCTTCAATGCGTATTTGAACCTAACACTAAAATTCTTATTGCTGGTCCAACATTTAGAACCGCGCGGTTTATTTTTAATAATCTAGAAAAAATTGTGGATGGCAAAGGCGCAGAATTATTAGCTCAATGTTTTGGAGCAAAAGCTAAAAGAAACGATCAGTTTGAATGGCAAATAAATGGGGGAAGCATTGTAGCTATTCCTCTTAACGGAGAAAAGATTCGAGGTTTTCGCGCAAACATTCTTGTACTTGACGAGTTCCTTTTGCTTCCAGAAGAAATTATTAAAAATGTTTTGATGCCATTCTTGGTGGCTCCACAGAATATGAAAGAACGAATGGAGATTCGTGAGTTTGAAGATAAACTAATATCAGAAGGATTAATGAAAGAAGAAGATAGAATGGTATTTGAAAATACAAGTAAGATGATTGCTCTTTCATCTGCGAGTTATACATTTGAAAATCTTTATAAAACTTATAATGAATGGTGTGAGAAAATTAATAGTCCAGAAAGAGGTGAAGCTACATATTTTGTTAGTCAATTGAGTTACGAGGCTCTTCCAGAAGAAATGATTGATAAAACAATTATTGAAGAAGCTCAAGCTGGCGGATCAAGTCATAGTGGATTCTTACGAGAATATTGCGCGCAATTCACAGATGGTAGTGATAGTTATTTTAACGCAAAAAAGATGGAAGAATGTACATTAAAAACTGGAGAAGCACCTCATACTTTAATGAAAGGTGATCCTAAGAAAAAATATATTCTAGGAATTGATCCTAATATGAGTGATAGCCCTAATGCGGATTATTTTGCTATGGCAGTTATGGAATTAGACGAAGAAAAAGGTCAAGGTATTTTAGTTCATACTTACGCAGGTCTTGGTAATTTAAAAAATCACGTTAATTATCTTTATTATATTTTAACTAATTTTAATATTGTATTTATGGTTCTTGATAACGCAGGTGCTGATACATTCTTATCTGCATGTAATCAATCTACTTTATTTAAAAATAATAGATTAGAAATTAAAACATTAGATATAGACTCAGAGTTAGAAGGGGTAGATTATGATTTAATGATTAAAAATGCCAAAAATAAATATAATCTAGACGATAAAAGAATAGCATTTAATCAAGTATTCACAAGTAATTTTATTCGTAAAGCAAATGAATATCTACAAGCATGCATTGATTATAAAAGAGTATGGTTCGCAAGTAGAACAGCATCAGATGAAGCATCATTTAATCAAACAGTAGGTTTAAATCTACCATTGGATTTAATGAAAGTGGAAGACAAGAAGGATTGGACAGTTTTAGATTTTATTGAAAATCAAGATGACTTTATCTATCAGACGAAAAAACAATGCGTATTAATTGAACACTCAGCTACTAGCCGTGGTACTCAAAGTTTTGATTTACCTCAACATTTAAAAAGAAGCGCATCAGCAAATAAAGCTAGAAAAGATAATTATTCAGCATTTATGTTAGCAAATTGGGCAATAAAGTGCTATAATGATATGATGACAGTTCAAACCGTACAGGCAGAAGCTACTTTTTCGCCTATTATGATCAGATAATGTGTAATATTTAGGAATAAAATGGCTAAAAAATCTAAAAAAGAAGAAAAAATTGTAAAAAGCGAGGAAATCCAACCTCTAATGGTAGCAGATGCTTCTACTTACGAGACTAAGGCTTCAGCTTACGGCTCAGATTCTGGAGATTCTTCTCATACTCAAACTAGAAGAAATGTTGCAGCAGATATTGTTAGAACAGATAGATATAGGAATATTGATAACGGTTTAATTCCTTTTAGATATTCAACTGGTATATCTAATGGCTCTAATATGAATGTCCGTGACGCGGTCATTCTCTGTCAAAAATGCTATTATAACTTTGCAGTATTTAGAAATACTATTGATTTGATGACAGAATTTTCTTGTAGCAATATTTACTTTAAAGGTGGAAGTCAAAAGAGTAGAGATTTCTTTAGCGCATGGTTAAAGAAAATAAATATATTTGATTTGCTTGATCAATTTTTCCGCGAATATTATCGAAGTGGTAATGTATTTATTTATCGTTTTGACACAAAAATTAAGCCAGAAGATGTTAATAAAATCACTCAAACTTTCGGATTATCTGCAAAAGCTGCGGATGTTATGTTACCAGCAAGATATAATATTATTAATCCTGCTGATGTTCAACTTGGCGGAACAATTAATTTCTCAGTAGGAAGATATTATAAAATCTTAACAGATTACGAATTAGAAAGATTAAAAGCCCCAAAGACTCCAGAAGATAAAGAAGTTTTAGAGAGTTTACCACTAGAAACACAAAATCTTATTACAAAAACTAGAGTTGGTATTTTAACTCTACCATTAGATCGCGATAGACTTTGCGCTGTATTTTATAAAAAACAAGATTACGAGCCATTTGCAGTTCCAATGGGATTTCCAGTTCTTGAAGATATCAATTGGAAAGCAGAAATGAAAAAGATGGATATGGCTGTCGCCAGATCATTACAACAAATTGTTTTATTAGTAACAATGGGAACAGATCCAGAAAAGGGTGGTGTTAATCAAAAGAATCTCGAAGCAATGCAAAACCTATTCACAAATCAAAGCGTTGGTCGTGTTCTTATTGCAGACTATACAACAAAAGCTCAATTTGTAATTCCAGAAATTGGTAATTTAATGGGACCAGAAAAATATGAAGTTGTTGATAGAGATATTTTAGTTGGTTTAAATAATATTCTTATTGGAAATGATAAGTTCGCTAATGGAAGCATGAAGGTCCAAGTATTTATCGAAAGATTAAAACAAGCTAGAGAAGCTTTCTTGAATAATTTCTTGTATCCAGAAGTTAGAAGGATTAGTAGAGATCTTGGATTTAAAAATTATCCAACTCCATTCTTTGAAGATATTGATCTTAAAGATGATGTACAATATTCTAGAATTTATACAAGACTAATGGAGCTTGGAATCTTAACTCCAGAAGAAGGTATTGCAGCATTAGAATCTGGAAAACTTCCAGAAAATCAAGAATCAATTATTTCACAAGAAAAATTCAGAGAATTAAAAGATCAAGGTCTTTATCAACCACTTATCGGTGGAGCAAAAATAGGATCAGAACCCGGAAGACCATCTGGATCAACTGGAATTCCTCAAAGCACAAAAAATATTAATCCAAAGGGTCAAGGTAAACAATCTAAAGCTTCACTATTTAATATAGAAAAAATTAAAGATAATTTTGTTCTTGCTTCAAGATTACAAGAAAAAGTAGAAGCCTCTTTAAGAGAAAGACACGCTCTCCGCAAACTATCTAAACAACAAAAAGAAGTTGCATTTGAAATAGTAAAAATTATCGCTTCAAATGAAACTCCAGAAACTTGGGATTCAGTTGTAGATGAATATGTAAAAAATCCTAAAGATAAAAATCTTGATAAAATTTCTGATATTGAAAGTATAGCCGTAGAACATGGATTAGACACTTATGTTGCAAGTATCCTTTATCATAGCAAAAAATCTGAGGATATAAAAAATGGCTGAGAATTTAATTAGATTAAAGCAAATTAATCAAGCTGATCTTTCTGGATATATTTCAAGTGTGTCACAAGCAGCCTTGATGGTGCCAAATCTTGTTTATGTTACTGGCAATCAAACTATATCAGGTAATAAAACTTTTGCTAATAATATTGGTGTTTCTGGTACTGGCATTTTTAATTCTCTTGATTTAAGTAGCGTTGATACTATTTCTCTTTCTGGAGTAGACATAACAATAACTAATGGAGTTGTAATTTCAACAAATCCAATTACTGCACCAAATCTTGTTTATAATACTGGAGATCAAACTATTTCTGGAATAAAGATATTTGTAAGTTCTGGAGTATTTTCTCTTTCTGGCGCATTAGCTTCTGGATTACCAAATAATCCATTATCAGTTGTAGGAAGTGGAAATACTTATTTACAACTTAATATTCAAAATAGAGCGACTGGCGTGACTGCTTCAGCAGATTTAGTTATTACAGCTAACAATGGAAACGATAGTAGTAATTTTATTAATCTTGGAATTAATAATGTTGGTTATAACGATCCAACATTCAGCAATGGAAGTGGTCTGGATGGATACTTATTTATAGATGGTGGAAATTTGGACATTGGAACAAGAACAGCTGGAAGAGCTATAGAATTTCATGCTGGAGGGACTACGCTTGGAAGTACAATAGCAAGAATAAGTCAATCTGGATTAAATGTTGTTAGTGGTAATTTAACAGTAGGCAACACAGGAGTTCTTTTAAGTGGATCTACGCCATTTGTTGTGAATTTTGGTCATATACGAAATAATACAACTGCTGGTTCGCAATATTATTATTTTGGACCACAAATGGATATTGATCCAGTTAGTTTAGCTAATAATGAGAAAAGAAGAGTCCAAATACTCCAAGACTGTTATTTAAGAAAAGTTGTATGGACTAGTATTGCAAAAATTAATGCTCCAATTCCAAGTAGTGCAATGACTGGTTATTTTAAAAATTTTGGAAACAATCCGCTTACTGATGATCAATCTGCAGGAGTTCAAGTCACATCCGGCGTAAATATAGTTACTACCAATATAATGTATAATAATTCTACTGGAACTTTAAATATACCAATAACAGGTGGAAATTATGTATCTTTTTATTATCAAACTAATTATACTAATACATCTAATAGTCTTGCTTCAGGTTTAGCAGTTAATGTGGCTGCATATTTTTACGTTTAATTATTAGATTTTAAAATTAAATATTATTATAATATAGTGTAATCTTTTATGAAAACTATGCTATCTAAAATATTTGGCCCCAATTGGAGATCTAGCTCATCTGGAATAGCCACAGTTGTAGCAGTTTGTACTGCAATAGCAATTCACTCTGATCCTTCATTAGTAGCATTTCTTCCAGACGCAGCAGAAGTTTATATCACAGGAATTGCAAAATTAGTTGCAGTTGTATCTGGCATTATTTTTGCATTAACAGTAAAAGATGCAGCAGTTACTGGCGGAACAGTAGCTCAAACAAATGAAGCAAAAGATAGAACAAATGGAGAAAAAGTATGAATAAATTACAATTAATCGCAGTTGCTCTTTTGAGTGTATTTCTTGGCGCTTGCGCTACAACCAATACTGGAAAAGTTGATGTTGCAACAAGTGTTGAAAATACTCTTCCTTATGTTAAACCAGCAGTAGTATTAGCTTGCACGGTTGTTCTTGATCAAGCAGTTTCTGGTAATGACAGAATTGAAAAAGCTAAAATGATTAATCATGTTGCGGGAATTGTAGAAGGATTAACCGCTGGAAATACTCCAACCCCAGCACAACTTCAAAAAGCTCTTAATGATTATCTTCCAAGTGAAAAAACTCATTGGGCAAATTATGTTACTGTAATCAAAGATCTTTATGCTCAACAATTCGCTAGACTAGATGGAAATGGTGCTCTTGCAGTAAAGGTACTTAACGCTATTGCTTCTGGATGCAAAGACGCAACAGCAAGTTACGTAGAGTAATCATGCCAACTGGAATACTCCAAGCATTACTTTCAGCAGTATCTGGAATATTCGCAGCAATAAACAATGTATTCGGCGCTAAGAATACAAAAGAAATGAAAGAGCGTCAAGAAGCTCAAAAAGAAGTTGATCATCAAAGTGGAATCGAAAATGCAGTAAAGGAAAAAGACCTTGAACAAGCTCGCAAGCAT